TTTATCTCCTATGCAGCGTCACTATAACTTGTATTTGATCCAGTTGCAACATCTGTATACGAAGAATTTGAACCTGTGTCAACAGCTTGATATGCTTGAATTCCAAAGCCAGTTGCGGTACCAAATGCTGCTACAGAAGAGGTTGCAGCTTGACCTGTTAATCCTATAACATCAGCAGGTGTTATTGATCCAACACTAGATGTTGCGGAAACGCCAGTTAAACCCATTACATCTGCAGGAGTTATTGATCCAACTGAAGAAGTTGCGGAAACTCCTGTTACATCTATAACCGGACTTGAATTAATAGATATGTCACCAACAGAGGAACTTGCAGAAACACCAGTTAAGCCCATCACATCTGCAGGAGATATTGATCCAACGCTAGAAGTTGCTGCTTGACCAGTTAATCCCATTACATCAGCAGGAGATATTGATCCAACACTTGATGTTGCTGCAATTCCTGTAATAGAAAAACTTACGTTACCAATTATTGTAGGTGAACCAACGCTTCCGGTTGCAGATACACCTGTTAATCCCATTACATCTGCAGGAGATATAGAACCAACAGAAGCTGTAGCTGATTGTCCGTCTAATAATACATCACCTTGAATACCCCAAGCATCATCATTCCAAGCAGCTCTACCCCAACCTGAATTTATTTCACCTTCTGCTGTTACAGAGCCAACAGATGTTGTTGCAGACACTCCTGTTAACTCAACTATAAAAGTTCCACTCCAACCGTCTTCACCCCAACCATCAGAACCCCATCCTGCTTCAGGAAAAGATTTTAAATCACCTACTGAAGTTGTAGCTGAAACACCTGTTAGTTGAATTGTTAATGTATTAGATTGCCAAGAATTTTCGTTCCATGCAACTGAGGGATTATCTCCACCCCAAATTGATGTCTCTGACATAAGGAGTCCCTCCTTATGCTATCCTAATAATAGCGTTGTCTGCGTCTGCAGTTGGAAATTGAATTGTGAAAGTTCCACTTGTTACAGTTTTATCGCCACCGAAAGCTATTGCTGCAACAGCTTTGTCTGACTGAGAAGAGTTATAAATTAATGCACCGTTTGCTGTAAAACTAGCACTTGTGAAACTTACATCTGAAAAATCACATACCGCAGTATCTGTAGATAAAGCTGGAGTAACACTTGTTAATGTTGCACCACCTGCTGAGTATGCAGATCCAGATGTATTTGAAATTTCGTTTGATGTTGAATAAGCTGTTGTTGATTTATTTAAAGTTGCTGAACTAGTAAACAAAGCTATTTTAAAAGTATGCCCACTAGAAGCAGTAAAATTGTGTGTTCCTACTAAAATTTCTTGTTTAAAACTATTACAAATTGCCGATGTTATTGCCATAATTAATCTCCTACGGGTTTACTGAGTTTACCGGTATTCGAACAGTGCCGTCCGTATAGTCATCTCTTCGTCTTCTACCGACTTGCTCGTTAGCAAACTTCTGTATCTCTTGTTTATATTTATTTTCATATAATGTCAACATATCGATTGGGCCTTTTAAAAAGGCATATGCCTCTGATAGACAGCAATATAAAAGCCCGTTTGGAAAGTTAAGACTAATATAATTGGTGTTATCACCTTCTAATAATGCTGGTGCTACATTATAATGAACTCTAAATTTATATGTTGTATCTGGCACTGGAGCAAATATCATTCTTCCAGATGTGGTGTCTGACTCTCCTGTAGCACCACCAAACATAGCGTAGTATTTTGGTTGTCCTCTTTTAGCAGATTCTGTTGATGAAATATACTCTTGAAGATATGTAACATCTTTTTTTTCTAACCAAACATTAGCTCCAGTTGTAGCTGATGTTGAATCATATACTTGTATGGCTCTAATAAAAACTGCCCCTGCTGGAGCATTAATTGTCTCTTGACCTGCAACTAAATTACCTATCTGTTGTTTTCTATCTGCATCTATTGGTACATCTCTAAAAATTCTATATTGTGCGTTTAAGATTATATTCTCTAAAACAGCGTCTGTTAAAACATTAGAGTCTGTTTCAGTGTAACTTCTAATTTGTGTTTTTAATCCTGATGCGCTTAATCCTGCCATTATGCTATTCCTGCTACCTCTCTACAAATAGGACAACTTTTTTTATGTCTATTATGTGTCCCACATTTTACTGCTTTTCCATTTTCATCTGAATATACTGGCACTTCTGGTTCTGGAACTTCTGTGTATAGTTTTATATGCTCATCTTCTTCTGGGCACGCACATTGTTTAATGCCAAATAATTTACAAATAAAATTTTTAATTTTTTTAATCATGCCGTTACAGTCACTGGCCCCGCTGATGCAGAACCGCCTCCTCCTGTTTCAGTTATACTAGATGTTGTAGCTGTTGCAAAGGTATATTTATCATCATTTACTTTAGTAATTAAATAACCACCTGCATCATTTATAGTTGCCGCTGCAACTCCACCAACAACTTCCGCATTTCTAAATCTAACTCTATCGTTTGTTGATCTTCCATGATCAGGTTCTTCAACAGTTATTGTTGTGGATCCATTTGTTGTTGTAAATGGATTTAGTGGTAAAATTTTAGGAACAGCTGTTTCTACTCTGTCTGGTCTTACGTGTCTTAAAGATATAGAATCACCGTTCATAGGTTTTGGTTCTAATTGTGGTTGCTTTGGTTCAAATTCAGATACATGCACAAACGCACCATTCCATTCTCTAACCATTTCTTTGTATGGAAACTCCATACCAGATCTATCTGATATTGCTTTTGCGTATTTACCTGTAGCGTATTTTGCCATTATGCTCCTGGATAGTATGCTTTAGGAGTGATGTGTGTGCTAGATGCAGAACCATCTTCTGCTAAAGCTCTTGCAAACTCATCCTCATAAACTAATTTCATTGTTTGAGTTAATTGTGGCACATATTTCATAGCTAAATAATAAGCTAATCCAGATACCATACAAGGTACAAATCTAAATGGCACATCTGTTGCATTAGTATAATCACCCGCATCTTGTATTCTTTTTATAAAAAAGAAATGCATATCTTTAGATGCATTTGTTGAATCTGGTGTTGGGTATATGTGTATTGTAACTTTATCTATAAATCTTTCTACCCAATATTGATTAGGCGTTCCTTTTGATAGTTTGTTTGAAAATCCTGCGTACGTAGATCTATCTACTTTTGTCATCGGTGAATCTGATTGTGTTGTTTGAGTTCTATTTGATCTTAACTGTGCCTCAAGAACATCAGATATTCCAAATACACTAGCTGGATCTGTGGTTGTTGCAGAGGTTCCATCACCACTTGATCTAAAAAAATCGTAGTCTGCCTGACCTTCAATAAGATCTAGATTTGTGGAACCTACCTCCCAGTAGTGAATGCCTCGATTACCCCACTCTTGAAACAAGATATTTAAAGTTCTTCTTGCGTTTTTTAATTGATAACCAGCAACATTTTGTTGCCCTATTCTTTCAAAAGCTTCCTCTATTATTTCATCAATAGCAAAAGTTTTATCAAACGTTGTTGTTCCTGAAGTGGTGTTGGCCATTTAACCTCCTACCCATCAAAGAATGTCGTAACACTCACTGCCGTTCCTGCTGGAATATCTATAAAAGCTCCTGCATCAAATAACACTCCATCATCAGGTATGTATGGATCGATATAATCTTTTGTAGTTGTTGCAACTTGAAAAGAAAATAAAGAAGTCCCTGATACAGGTGATGTATTAAAATAAGATATGTTCCCTACCGTTCCACCAGTCGTTATGTGCATCCCTCTAACTCTCGTTCTACCAGCAGTTAATACAGCTTGTCCACCTGTAGTTCCTGCAGCGTTTCCGACTGAAGTGTTAGTTCCTACGGCACCATCAACGGCTATTTGAGTAACAGTGTTAAAAAATTTACTGCCTGTTACTGTAGTAGAATCTGGTCCTGTAATATCTTCTGTCAAAGCATTACCTGCAATATCAGTTCCAGTCACTGTAAAAGTGACTCCAGAAACATCTGAAGCACAAGTTATAGTAAGTTTACACGCTTGGTCTGTATCGTGAAACGCACCTGTCCCAGCTGCCGCTGCTAAAGTTAAGTTATCAGCTCCACTTGTTGTTTGTAATGCAGCTACTGATGCTGTTGCAGCAGATAAACTGTTTAAGAATGTTTTACTTTTTACGTCTGTTGACATTTGTTTCTCCTAAAAGTTTGTGTGGGCCGAAGCCCACACTATTACTTATTACAGTTCAGTATTAGCTGTTCTCTCTTTGGCTACATTAATGTAATCAAGAGTTAAAACTTTAGCTGCAGCCTCTCCGTTTTTAATACCAAAAGAAATAGCAAGCTCCTCATCGTCAGGTGCATTTGTATTTACAACCTTTCCGATTTCATTATTGTCTTTGTAGACATGAAACTTTCTATCTTTAGAATCGTAGTAAAAACCAACAGTAACAAAAGTATCATCAGCTAGTGTAGCAGTAGTTAATGTAGATTCTCCTGAATCTTTTTCTACTACAAACTCTAATGATGTTGAACCATCTGCTTTTCTAAAGAAAATACCATCAGTTACACCACCAAAAGGATCTGTGTCCGTGATGTGTAATCCAATAGCTAAGTCTGTTTGAGTTGCATCACTAACTTTGAATCTACAAGAAAAATACAAGTCTTTAGCTGCTTCGTATTTATAGTTTTCAATAGTTCCGGACGCGTGTCCTTTCCATTGTAAAGCATCTAAATCGTCATCTCCTGCCGCGTTAGTTATAACTAGTAAGCCTCCGTCACCAGTCGCTACAGTTTCTGTAGCTGAACCAGTCCCAGCTTCTGTAGTAGTGATTGTATAATCAGCTGCTACAAATTTATCGAAGTCGTTGTGGTACATGTGATACTTAATAGGATCAGGTGTTTTTAGTCTTCCACCAGTTCCTTCTGCTTTCACATTTGTGACTCCTGAAGTAAAGTGTGTTGTCATAATATCAGCGCCTCCTATAACGCCAGTTATTTTTTACGATAACCAATTTATTTAATAAAGTTATATACTAGATTTTAATAAAGCGCAAGAGAGCCTGTAGTGTGAATTGAATTTATTCAACGATGTAGCTTTTTATTAAGTAGCTACAGAAACTTGAGGAGCAGCATCGTCTATTTTATTTTGCGCATTAGCTTTTTCTGCCTCTGCTAATTTGATCTGGCTAATTACTTCTCTGACTTTTCTGTCAATCTTAACCATATCCAGAGTATATCTACCCTGTTTAAGATGCTCCTGCTCCCATTGAAGATCTAGTCCCTTCTTTTGTGTGTAAAGGGTCTCCAGATGTTGCATTATCGCCTCCATTAATAACCTCCTCATAGG